ACTAAGGTTGTTGATGCGGCTTATAATCCACTATCAATTATGGAAGATTATTTCTTTGCACAAACAGCTGAAGGAAGAGGATCTAAAGTTGAAGTTTTACCAGGTGGTGAAAACTTAGGTGAAATTGATGACTTGAAATATTTTAACAATAAACTAATGCGTGGTTTACGTGTTCCTACTTCTTATCTACCAACTGGTAGTGAAGATGGAATTGCGGCATTCAATGACGGACGAGTTGGTACTGCAATGATTCAAGAATTTAGATTTGCAAAATATTGTGAAAGACTACAAGCAACTTTACAAAATTCTTTAGATAGAGAATTTAAATTATTCTGTAAACATAGAGGACTAGATGTTAGTGCTAGTTTATTTGATCTAAACTTTGTAGAACCACAAAGCTTCTCACAATACAGAACTATTGAGATTGATGCACAACGAGCTCAACTATTTGGACAACTTGAAGGTGTTCCATATCTATCAAGAAGATTCTTGTTGGATAGATATCTAGGATTAACTGAAGAAGAAAGAGTAGAGAACGAGAGATTGTGGAAAGAAGAAAACCAAGCAGGCAATCAACCTGCTAGTAGTGCAACAGGTGATCTAGGAGGATTAGGTATCAGAAACAGTGACGTTGAAAGTTTTGAACCAACTGATGTAGATGCAGAAAATGCAGACCCAGCAGATGACGCTGGTGGAGCAGATGTTGATACACCTGATTTAAATGATGATGGAATAGGAACTGGCGATGAGGTTTAATGAATTAGCTCAAAATGCAAAAGATGATGAGTCTAACAAATGGGAACTAGACGATACACGTAGACCTAAATTAACACTTAGACATCTTAATAAAATGAGAAACAGAAGAGAATTAGCACGTGCTGAGCACAAAGATAAGTTAGAAGATGTGCAGTTACAGTACGGCGCGGCCCCTAAAGAATAGCCATTAAGTATCCATTTAATGGCATAATATTACAGTTTTAACAGATTTAATATAATCGCGGCACCAAAACCGCGATTTTTAACGTATTATGTATTGGTTTTAGGCAAGAAGTCTTAAATATGTATGTAATAACCTCGATAAAGGAGAAAATGCTATGAGTACTCGCGAACGTTATATTAAAGTAATCGAATCACTAGTAAATGGTGAAGAGGCTAAAGCCGCTGACCAATTACATGAAGCATTCGTAGAAAAAGCTCGTGAAATCTGGAATGATTTAGTTGAACAAGACGAAATCATTGAAGACGAGGTTGCTGAAGAAGAATCAGTTGATGAAACAGTTGGTGGAGATAAAGCTGACGATTTTATCGATGACATCGAAGAAGACGATGAAGAAATTGAAGCAGAAGAAATGTATGGTGAAGACGACAAAGGCGACGAAGCCGGCGATATGTCAGAGCCAGAAGCTGAAATGGAATTATCAGATGAAGAGCCAAAAGACGGCGACGATGTAGACTTTGACGGTGACGGCGAAACAGACGATCACGAAGAACATCATGAAGAAATTAAAGACAAGTTAGTAAGTGTCGATGACGCACTAGCTGATCTTAAAGCAGAATTTGCCAAAATTATGGGAGATTCAGAAGAAGAAGCACCAGCTGAAGAAATGCCAGAAATGGAATCAACAGAAGCTGTAGCAGAAGCACCTGTAGAAGAAGCTAAAGCAGAAGAAGCAGAAGCAGAAGAAACAGTTGAAGAAGCTAAAGATGATGCTGAAGCAGAAGAAAATCTAGAAGAAGCGGCTGAACTTAAAAAAGTAGGCAAAGACGGTATGCACCCAGCAGATATGCCAGCAGGTGACGATGGTAAAGCATCGCCAGTAGCAGGTAAAAATGACATGGGCGGTAAAGCTGTTGATATGTCAGCAAAAGGTTCAGAAGGTGATAAATCAGGTTTAGTAGATGCTCCAAAAGACATGGGTGTAACACATCCAGGTGATGGTGCAAGTTTAAAAGCTGAACCAAAAGGTCACGGCGCTGAGAAAAAAGGCAAGGCTGAATAATTATGCTTAACACATTAAAAGAAAATCTATCGTATGATCAGGCTCAAATCGTTACTGAGAGTTCTCAGGACGGTAAGAACCTGTTCATGCAAGGTATCTTTGTACAAGGTGATAAGCGTAATCAAAATCAAAGAGTATATCCAGTACGTGAAATTAGTAAAGCTGTTAAAGCAATACAAGAAAAAATTGAATCTGGATTCTCTGTATTAGGTGAAGCAGATCATCCAGATGATTTGCAAGTAAATTTAGACCGTGTGTCACACATGATTGAAAAAATGTGGATGGATGGTCAAGACGGTTATGGTCGTTTAAAACTGTTGCCTACTCCGATGGGAAATATTTGTAAAACCCTTTTAGAGAATGGAGTAAAACTTGGTGTTTCATCAAGAGGTAGTGGTAATGTAACAGAAAGCGGCAATGTTAGCGATTTTGAAATACAAACAGTTGATATTGTAGCTAATCCAAGTGCACCAGACGCTTACCCTGATCCATTATACGAACAAATAATGAACAGTAAGCGAGGTAACGTATTAATGGATGTTGCATCCGCAGTAAACAACGACAAAATAGCTGAACAGTACTTTCAGAAGGAAGTACAAAAGTTCATTGAAAAACTAGATATTAGGAGAAAGTAATGGCTAAAAATGCAATAGAACAACTCCTAGGTTCAGAAGTTATATCAGAGGAAGTGAGAAATACACTTTCAGAGGCGTGGGAATCAAAGCTAAAGGAAGCTCGTGAAGAGTTGACTGCAGAGCTACGTGAAGAATTCGCTAACAGATATGAAACTGATAAAACGCAAATGGTGGAAGCACTAGATGCTATGGTATCAGATACAATTAAATCAGAGTTAGAAGAATTCAAAGCAGACAAACAAGCGGCAGTTAAAGCTCAAGTTGAGTACAAAGCTAAGATTGCAGAACACGCAGATCTTTTAGATAAGTTCGTTATGGAAACTTTGAAAAAAGAGATAGCTGAGTTACGTAATGATAGAAAGGTTCAAGAAGGAAACTTTGAGAAACTTGAAGATTTCGTTATGGAACAACTTACTTCGGAACTTAATGAATTCCATAAAGACAAGAAAGACCTAATTGAACAGAAGGTAAAACTTGTCAAAGAAGGTAAAGAAATAATTGCAAAAGCTAAAACTGAATTCGTAGATAAGGCTTCTTCTAAACTAGCAGGTATTGTTGAAAATACACTTACAACAGAACTTGGTACATTAAAAGAAGACATCAAAACTGCAAAAGAAAATATGTTTGGTAGAAAACTATTTGAAACATTTGCGGCTGAATTTATGGGTTCTCATTTAGCAGAAGGAACACATATTTCAAAACTTTCAAAAGAACTTTCTGAAGCTAAGGCGCAAGTTGAAGCTTCTAAAGAAGAAATTGCTGATAGAGAGACAAAGGTTAAAGAAGCAAACGCAAAAATTGCAAGAATTAACGAGAGTCGTGAACGTGAGGCGGTGCTAACTGACCTTATGGGACCTCTATCAAAAGATAAACGTGAACTAATGACAAACTTACTTGAATCAACAGAGACAAGCAAGTTAAAAGCACAATTCAACAAGTACCTACCAACGGTACTAAACGAAAGTGCGCCAGCGTCAAAAACTTCACAGACAATAACGGAATCTCAGAAGACTGAGATTACAGGTAACAAGGCTCACACACAGTCTACTGAAAGTGAAGCCGAAATTATTAACCTTAAAAAGTTAGCAGGAATATCAAATTAATAAGGAGAATTCCACATGACACAGAACCTATTTGAAAATTGGGATGCTACAAAAGGCGCCCTAACAGATGGCTTAGAAGGTAACAAGAAGGTTGTAATGGAATCAGTTCTTGAAAATACAAAGAGCTACCTTTCAGAATCAGCCCAGTCAGGTACAACAATGGCAGGTAACGTTGCTTCACTTAACAAAGTGATTCTTCCAGTTATCCGTCGTGTGATGCCAACTGTTATCGCAAACGAACTAGTAGGTGTACAACCTATGACAGGTCCAGTAGGACAAATTCACACATTAAGAGTAAGATATGGTCAAACAGCGGCAGGTGTTGCGGCTGGTGACGAAGCACTATCACCATTTGCTATTGCAAAAGGTTACTCAGGTGACGCATCAACAGGCGGTCCAACTTCAACTTCAGCACTTGAAGCAGAAGCTGGTAGAAAACTTTCAATCCAAGTATTGAAACAAACTGTTGAAGCAAAAACACGTAAACTATCAGCACGTTGGACATTTGAAGCGGCACAAGATGCTAATTCAATGCACGGTCTAGATGTTGAAGCAGAAATTATGCAGGCGTTAGCTCAAGAAATTACTGCTGAAATCGACCAAGAAGTTCTAACTTCACTACGTACTTTAGCAGGCGCGGCAACAGATACATACGACCAAGCAGGTGTATCAGGTCAAGCAACTTTCGTTGGAGACCAACACGCGGCACTAGCAGTTCTAATCAACAGAGCGGCTAACCTAATTGCTACAAGAACAAGACGTGGCGCAGGTAACTACGTTGTTGTTTCACCAACAATGTTAACAGTACTACAATCAGCGACAACTTCAGCGTTCGCAAGAACAACTGAAGGTCCTTTCGAAGCTCCAACAAACACTAAATTCGTTGGTACATTAAACGGTACAATGAGAGTGTTCGTTGACCAGTACGCGGCAGACGATGCTCCAGTACTAGTTGGCTACAAAGGCGACGGTGAGATTGATGCGGCGGCATTCTATTGTCCATATATCCCACTAATGTCATCAGGTACAGTACTTGATCCAGCAACATTCGAACCAACAGTATCTTTCATGACAAGATACGGTTATGTAGAGCTAAACAACCAAGCTTCATCACTTGGTAATGCGGCAGACTACCTAGCAAAAATTGGTGTTAATGCTGGTAACCTATCATTCTCATAATTCTGAGAATATAGAAAATATATTAAAAGGGCGGCTTCGTGTCGCCCTTTTTTATGATCTAATAATAAGATACTAAATAAGAGTATGCAACATTATAAGAGTATCTTCATTTCCGATATTCACTTAGGCACTAGAGGATGTAGTGCTGAAGAGCTTCTACATTTTTTAAAAAATACAACTTGCGATAATCTGTTTTTGGTTGGCGATATTATAGACGGATGGCAATTAAAAAAGAGATGGTACTTTCCACAAAGCCATGTAAATATTATACGTGACTTTTTAACCAAAACAAAAAGAGGAACAAGGGTATATTACATAATTGGAAATCACGACGAAACTCTTAGAAAGTTTTTAAGTTTTCAACTTACTGTAGGTAGTATAAAATTTAAAAATACACATGACTACTTTGGAATAGATGGTAAAAAATATCTAATAGTACATGGCGATATGTTTGATTCACTTATGGTTTATCCAAAAAAATGGTTAATGCACGTAGGAGATAACCTATATGTATCATTGATATGGATGAATACTAAATTGAACAAAATAAGAAGTATGTTTGGTATGAAGTATTGGAGTCTAAGTAACTTTCTCAAAAAGAATACAAAACAAGCATTAACATTTATAACAAAATACGAAGAACATATAGCAAAATATTGTAAAGAAAAAGGATATGATGGTGTTATATGTGGTCATATACATACTGCTGAAATAAAAGAAATAGATGGTATAACTTATATGAATGACGGAGACTGGGTAGAAAGTAGAACTGCTCTAGTAGAACACACAGATGGTAGATGGGAATTAATAAATTATGACAAAGATTTTGCTGATAACTGATGCATGGTTTCCACAGGTTAATGGTGTTGTAACTACACTATCTAATCTAGTAGAACAAGCCAAAAGTAATGGACATTTTATTGATGTGTTTCATCCTGGGCTATGCGTATTGGGATTTCCTTTGCCTACTTACAAAGAAATAAGAGTAGGAATACCTATGCCGTGGACAGTATCTAATAAAATAAACGAAGGTTGGGATTGTATTCATATTGCAACACCAGAAGGAAGTTTAGGTATGGCTTTTGCAAAGAAATGTAGAAAACTCAACATACCATTTAGTACCAGCTGTCATACAAAGTTTCCTGAATTTGTAAATGCAAAATTTCCATTTATTAGCACTGATCTAGGTTGGAAATTTATGCGTCATGTTTACAAAGATAGTACCAAAATACTTACTACAACAGATACAATGGTACAAGAGTTAAAAGACAAAGGATTTACTCAAAATATATCATCATGGACCAGAGGAGTTAATAGAAAATATTTTTCTCCTACACAAAATCCAACAGGAGGGTATATTGTTTGTGTAAGCAGAGTTAGTCATGAAAAGGGATTGGATGATTTTTGTAAAATGAATTATCCACGTAAAATAGTAGTAGGTGATGGACCTTATAGAAAAGAATTGGAAAGGAAATATCCTAATGTTGAATTTGTTGGAACTAAAAAAGGCCACGAGTTGGCTAGTTATTATTCTAATGCTGACTGTTTTGTTTTTCCTAGTAGGAACGACACTTTTGGAGTGGTTATTATTGAATCCCTTGCAACTGGAACACCCGTGGCTTCCTATCCTGTAACTGGACCTATAGATATTTTAAATAAAGATAACGGTTCAATGAAAGAAGATTTAAATGACGCAGTACAAGAGTGTTTAAAATTAGATCGTAAAAAAGTCTATAAATCTAGTCTCAAATGGTCTTGGGAAGAATGCTACAAACAATTCTTTCAGGCTTTAATTAAATTTAGCAAATAACTTGACAATCTGATTAACGTGTAGTACTATGAAGGTACAGTTAACCAGCTTGGTGTTAGTGGTAGCATAACAGTCTCCAAAACTGAAGGCGGGGGTTCGATTCCCTCAGCTGGTGCCAAAAAATATAAAAATAGCTAAATAATAGTACAATCGTTCATCCTGTAGATTTCGGACGGAAGTAAGCGAAAGCTGAAGGAACGCATTATCATCGTTCATCTCGTAAGAGACGGAAGTAGGTAATGAACCGAAGGAACGCACTTAACTGTAAAAAGGAGA